CTTTGTTGTCATAATACAACACTTGGCCCGAGAAGTTGAACGGACCTTCTAGGCCTTTACGGGTCTCGTACTTGGTGCGCATCATGTCTGTGGTGTCTACAACCTTGTATCCCATTTTGGACTCCTTCTTAATTACTATACAAGTATTATAGCAAAAGGGGATTTAATGGTCAATCGTTTTAGCGCCAGAGATCTTGTACTACTTTATCGTTAATTTCGTGAGGTTTGGGCTTGCCATGAAAAACTAATACTGAAGTACTACCTGGAATTTGTGTGCCTTGCCCTGGGATTTTGTGGCGTCTAGTGTTAAAATTATAGCCACCATCTAGGCATTGCCATCGCCAACTCTGTATTTGACTGTCTTCCAAATATCTAATTCTGTTGTGACCGAGCACAGCATTTAAGTAATCCTGATCACCCGGGTACTGCCTTGTGGTGTTGACCACATTGGTAGTGTTAAACTGATCCCACACCCAAGACATACGATCAACATTCCACCACATCACACTGCTGTTTAATGTTGAGTAATCTGGACGTTGAAGGTGTTTAAAGTCTCTGATGCCCCAGAGATATTCAGTAGGCAGTTGCGGGATCCAGGAGATGTCACGAAGTATCACAGTGTCAAGATCAAAATACAACAAGTTGCCTTGATGATGCTCAGAGTTGAACAATTGTAGTTTGTACCACCATGCTCGTCTGAGTCCAGATATTTCTGGCCAATCTGTCAGCACATGTTTGATCATGTGGTCAGGCACCAGTCTGTCATGCTCGGTGTACACATGGAATCGTATGCCGTTGGGAAGATTGCGACTCAGCATGTTATACAGTCGTTCTACGTAGATCCAATCATATCCAGTGCCGTGTATCACACACGCACAATCTACAGGGCTGGGTGTATTCTGTTTAGCCATAGGCCTTGTTCCAGTTCATTTAGTGTGTATTCTGTGTGACTGATTTGTGTGAGCCATAAATCTCTATTGGTAATGTATGGCTGTTCTATGTCAGCAAATCCAATGCCTACAGGATGGGCCAAACTGGTGCTATGCACAATAGGTCGTGATCCGGCAATGGCCGCCTGTATGCCTGGTCCAGAGTTGTAATTTACTACAGCGTGGCAATCAAAATGCATGTCGTAACTGTCGTATGTGTTTGCTAATTTTTTTGGAGATTCTATGCTGACCCCTGAAGGTAAGTTATTTAACATCAGTCTACAACGTGGATGTGGACGTATAGTAATAGGACGATCTGTGTTGTTTCTTAGTGTGCTAATGGTGTTTTTTACCCAATCGCTCATGTTTACTCCAGCTACTTGCAAACTACGGTCATGTTGTACAGCAATGATAACATTAGGTTTGGAAACTAATTGTGTGGCTAAACTAATATTCAGTTTTTTTGGCCTGTCCCAGTCCAAATTGTCTAGATGGCCGTAATAACCATGTGATGTGATGTTGTTCACTGATATTTTCCAGGTATTGCCGCGATACAACGCACCTATTTCAATTATGATTACTGGTTTGCCTTGTGCTCGATAATGCTCATACACTTGCCGATTGGCTGACATGCGCCCATGCCAAAGTACTGACCAGATAACTGCCGCGTCTGAGGTCATGCTATTTTCTTGAGTTTGGATACCCCTGCTTTGCAGGCAATCTAATACCGCTGACATCACTGGTCCAGAATTCAAAGCACATTGCAAAGGAAAATAGGCTACGTTTTTGATCATAAGTATTTTTGATGAAGTACACAGTAATTACCACTTTTAACGAGCCAGGCTATAAACAATATGGCCAGCGCATGATCCAAACCTTTTTGCAAAACTGGCCTGCGGAAGTCACGCTTGTTGTCTATGCAGAAGGTTGTACAGTTGAGGAAACTGCACCGAATCTTGTGGTTAGAGACCTTGCCATAGTAGATGCTCTAACTGTTTTTAAGGAAGCATGGAGAGATGTTCCCAAAGCCAATGGCAATGTTCAAGATGATCCGGTGCGATCAAAACGCAAAGATGCCGGTAAAGGATTCAAGTGGGACGCTGTGCGTTTTAGCCACAAAGTCTACAGCATATTCCACTGTGCAAAAAATACCAAAACTGATTGGCTAATTTGGATGGATGCTGATACTGTATGTCACAGTCCTATTACCATTGCTGATATTGATAAGTTGTGCCCGGGTCATCATGACTTGTGCTTCTTAGGTCGTAAAGGCAAGTACACCGAATGTGGCTTGTATGCCATGAATTTAAATCACTCTATCATGGGACGATTCTTATGGGACTTTCAGCGGTTGTATGATGATGCCGAAGGTGGTATATTTAGATTAGTAGAATGGCATGATAGTTTTGTGTTTGATGTTGTCCGTAAAAATCATCAACTGAACGAGCTAGACTGGTCAGGACACTTAATCACCGGCGAAGGACATCCCTTAATCAACAGTGAATGGGGTGCATATCTAGATCATCTTAAAGGTGATAGAAAACATGTTGGCCGTAGCAAACTCTTAGACCTCAAAGTAAAACGCACGGAAGCGTACTGGCAATGAACTGGATATTTTTAAACAAAAATAACTCCGACGAGTATATTGAAATGTTTGCGGCAGGTTCTAATACTGTGCCCACTTGCCTAGAAACATGGCATTACGAAGATAGTACTGATCCACTTGTGTTACGTGGTATTATGAAACACAAGATTATCAAACGTTGTTGGGAAGATAAACGCAACTTCTATTATATGGATACAGGGTATCTTGGTAATAGGCCCAATCCAGACAATCCCAACGGTTGGAAACACTGGCACAGAGTTGTGCCCAACAATTTGCAACACAATGCAGTAATATCAAGACCTGCAGATCGATGGCAACGGCTGGGCACAAAAATGCGTCCTGAACAACGGCACAGTCGTAACATCTTGCTGGTTGCGCCCGACGAGAAGCCTTGCAGTTTTTACGGCATTACACTGGATGAATGGATGCAAACAACTATTGACGCACTGAAACAACACACAGATCGTCCTATACAAGTTCGAGAACGTCCATCATCGCGCTGGGATCGAAAAACACAGCGAGCCGAAGACTGGCTGCTGGATGTACATGCTGTGGTCACATTCAACAGTTCTGCCGCAACAGAATGTATCTTGGCTGGTGTGCCTGTGTTTGTCACGGCACCTGCCAATGCTGCACGACCTGTGAGCAATTTAGATCTAAGCAAAATAGAAACGCCATGGTTTCCCTCAGATGACGAACGTCATGCCTGGGCCTGCCACTTGGCATATGGACAATTCCATACCACAGAACTAGCAGACGGCACCGCAGCCGCAATACTCAAGGAGACTCAAAATGCGTGAACATTATGGATGGCACTTCCCCGACTTTGAAACCCACTTTCCAAAGATGTTAAAGAAAAGCGTGGATAAAGGACTACCACCAGAATACCAAATTGCTGTGCGCAAACGCAGTATTGAGTTGTGTGCCAAACGCAGAACTGCGTTGGACATTGGTGCCAATGTGGGATTGTGGAGTCGAGACCTAGTAGATAATTTTGCCAAGGTCGTTGCGTTTGAACCAGTTGCTGTGTTTAGAGAGTGTTTGGAAAAGAACGTGAGTGGTGCTAACTTTTTTATCAGTCCATTGGCGCTTGGCGACCACGACACTCAAGCCACCATGATCATCACAGAAGGCAATAGTGGGCACAGTCACTTGGATCCAAATACCCTAGGCACTGGTGATGTACAAGTGGTAAAACTTGATAATCTAAACATAGAAGATGCAGATTACATAAAAATAGATTGTGAAGGCTACGAATATCGTGTGTTGCAAGGCGCAGAACAAACTGTAAAACGTTGCCGGCCTATCATGGTTATAGAACAAAAACCACATGCTGCTTACAGCAAAGATTATGGACAATTTGCTGCCATAGCATTGTTGGAATCGTGGGGTATGATCAAACTAGATCAAGTTAGAGATGATTGGATCATGGGATGGAACTAGACACAACTGACAACATTGACAAGGGTGCTAAAGATTCTGCGGCATGGGCCGTTAAATGGACCAAACCCAGATACATTGATAAACATCGAGCAAGTTTTGAGATAGTGGATGCTTATCTCAATCAACCAGTGGGCCGACTGCTAGACATTGGGTGTGGGTTTGCTTGGCAAAGCAGATGGTTTAATGAAAAATACGGCACAGAGCTTTGGTTGTTGGATGGAGATGCTAGTACTAATGCTACCAAATCTGAAACTGCCAGTTATGGCAACTGGAATACAGATACTAATCAATTAAAATTTTATCACACATTTGATTTTTTAAATTCAAAACTACAAGAATTAGGCACAAAGGACTATCAACTGATTGATGCAAACAACATCAGCATCCCCAGTGATGTTAAGTTTGATGTGATTACGTCATGGCTCAGTTGCGGACATCACTATCCTGTAAAAACCTACATAGACTTGATGAAAAAACATTCACATGAAAACACTAGAATTATTTTAGACATTAGATGCAAGGGTACGGCCACAAACTACATTGGTGTAGATGGATTTGAAGTTGTGAATGTTGTGAGTAACGCAGGTGGTAAAAAACGGGCCACTGTGGAAATAAAGTTGTTATGAGTCCGTATTACTTAGAGTCAGTTCAGCAGGGCGCAGAATTTCAAAAAAACAACAAAAGTTGGGCTGGATACGATGTGGTCAAGTATCAGAAGTGCATCAAGGATCTGGTGGATTGCTATGGTGCAAAAACTATACTAGACTACGGATGTGGTAAAGGCCTGCAATACAAAGAACGACTGCCGTATGGCGGAAGTGCTGAAATTGAGTTACCACCAGAAGAATGGAAAACGTTTGATGAATATTTAGGTATTACAATATACCGTTATGACCCGTGTGTTGAGGGATTTGAAACACTGCCTCCTGCAGGTACAAAATTTGATGGTGTAATTTGCACACAAGTGTTAAACAGCATACCTGATGATGATTTATTGTGGGTTGCAAAAGAACTAGAATCATACGCTGATAAGTTTTGTTTTATTGGCTTGAACTTTCAACGTCCTGCTAAAGGCAAGAAAACAATGTATGATCCTGCATACTTTCGTGAACCAAGAACTAGAGACTTTTTTTGTAAATATTTTAACAATTGGTCTAGTAGTGATTTGTTTTGGTGGTGGAAAGATCGTTCACACTACCCTGGATGGTTAGATGATCAATTACAAGGTACGTGGAAACATGTTCCA